AACTAATTACTAAAAGGCCCTCCGGGGCCTAACGCCTTAACCCCCCCAAAGAGCCGCACATGTTGCGGTTTTTTCGTTTTACAACTAAAGGATCAAACATGAAAAAGCCAATCGTTTATGAGTGGTGCGAAACTGCGCGACGTTATGTCGCCCCGGCACCTGCTGCACCTAAAAAGCCAGCCCCAAAGCCTGCAGCCAAGCCCGCGAAAAAGAGTAATTAAACCTTAGCACAAGGAGACAGCCATGCTGCAACATGAATCGTCGGGCTGGGCCTATGCGGAGCGTGTTGTATCTGGTGAACAACCAGCAGCGCAGCCGTTAGTCCATGCCTGCACCCGCGCCGTTGAGGATCGGCGCAAACACAGAAACAAAGACAGCCAATTTTATTATGACGGTGAAGCTGCCAACCGGGTGATCAAATTTTTCGGATTCCTCAAGCACTTGAAGGGTCCCCTCGCCGGGAAGCCCCTCGAGCTCGCCGACTGGCAGATCTTCATTATTACGCAGCTCTATGGCTGGATGAGGACGTCCGACGGATACCGAAGATTCCGGACCGCTTACATCGAGGTCCCACGAAAGTCTGGGAAATCAACATTCTGCTCAGGTCTGGCACTTTATGGTCTGATCGCCGATCGAGAATCTGCTGCCGAAATCTACTCAGCAGCTACCACCCGGGACCAGAGCCGTATCGTCCACGGTGATGCTCAGGCGATGGTCAAAAAATCACCAGATCTACTGCAGCACCTCAAGGTCCACAGATCCGCAATTCTCCACGATGCCTCCGGGTCAAAGTTCGAACCCCTGTCGTCAGATGCTGGATCTCTGGAAGGCCGGAACCCTAGTTTCTCAGTGGTCGACGAATTACACGTCCACAAGAGCTCCGAGATCTGGGACGTGTTGAACGTGGCCAGTGGTGCAAGAGCCCAGCCGATAATTTTTGCAATCACGACTGCAGGGACCAATCGCGAGGGCATTTGCTACGAGCTGCGCGAATACTGCGTGAAAGTCCTCGATCCGTCTCTCGATGTTCATGACGACACATTTTTTGCGTCGATCTGGACCATCGATGTCGACGATGACTGGACAGATCCCGAGGTCTGGAAAAAAGCAAATCCATCCTATGGGATCAGCGTGTTCCCGGATGATCTTGAAAGAATGGCTCTGCAGGCTATGGAGTCGCCGACTGCTGAAACCAACTTTCGGACAAAACGACTGAATCAGTGGATGTCTAGCTCAGCTGCGTGGATCACCTCGCACGATTGGGAACAGTCCAAAGGTGAGCGGCCACCGATAAGTCACTTTAAGGGTAAACCTTGCTATATAGGTCTGGACCTTGCATCGGTTTCTGATTTTGCCTCGATGGCTCTGATTTTCGTCGAGGACGGCAAGCTATACCCATATCTAAATCACTATCTACCGGAGGACACCGTGGCAAACGCCACCGGGTTCATCGGCAACAAATATCGTGAGTGGACAGACGCCGGGCACATTACAACGACCGAGGGCAACATCACAGATCTCAGTTATATCGAAGAGGATGTGTTGAAAGCTATGGGAACTTATAACGTGCGCGAGATTGCATATGACGCCTATGGCGCAACACAGCTATCAGCCTCCCTGATTGAAAAAGGGGCCCCGATGGTGAAGTTCGCGCAGGGAATCATGTCAATGTCAGATCCCTCAAAAGAGCTCGAGAAGGCCGTCAAGGGTCGCAATATTATCCACGGTGGTGATCCAGTTTTATCTTGGATGATCAGCAATTGCGTCCTCTACATCGACCCAAACGACAATATTAAAATTAAAAAGGACAGCGACAAGAATAAGATCGACGGCGTCATCGCTCTGGTGATGGCTCTGGGCAGGCTCAAGGTCAACGGAGGCCTGCAGCTGGATGTCTATCGATCTCGCGGGATTCGCACCTTATAACCCCCTACAGGAGGCCAGAATGGCTCTATTTAACTGGCGCAAAGAAAAAGCAGCGCCAATCTCGCTACCGTTTAACAGTTCGGCCCTGTCGGACTTTTTCGGCAGTGTTTCGGGAGCCACAAGATCGGTGACCAATGAGCAGGCCATGCGCATGAATACCGTTTACAGCTGCGTCAAGGTCCTCTCTGACACAATGTCGACGCTACCCTGTCACCTGTATCGTGACACACCTGCTGGCCGTGAGGCGCATGTTTCAGCACCGCTATATACGCTCATGATGAACAGTCCGAATGAGTATCAAACAGGCGCGGAGTTTTTTAGTTATGTGATGGTAAATCTTTGCCTGTCTGGCAATTTTTATGGCTACATAAACCGCACAAGCTCCGGTAAGGTCGTCGAGATCCTACCATTGAAGACTGAGAACGTATCGGTCCAGCAGGACTCGAAATATAACGTCGTTTATGTCGTCACATTCGACAATGGTGATCAGGACGTCATGAGCCCGGACCAGATCCTGCACATCCGAGGCATGTCTCTCGATGGTGTGACAGGTGTCTCGCCTATTCAATACAACGCCAACACTGTCGGCGCAGGCATCGATGCCCGGGACTATGCGGCGAACGTATTCACAAATGACGCAACGCCTCGAGGTGTTCTCCACACTGACGGCATCCTCGACGATGACTCCTTTGAAAATATCAAAGCGAGTTGGAACGCCAGTCATGGTGGTGTCAGTAATTCTCACAAGGTCGCAATATTAGAGCAGGGCTTGAAATTCTCACCTGTCTCTATGACGCCTGATCAGGTCCAGCTGCTGGACTCCCGTAAATACACGCGATCCGAAATCTGCGCAATGTTCCGGGTGCCACCTCACATGATTGGTGATCTGGATCGTGCCACGTTCTCAAACATCGAGCATCAAGATCTCGCATTTTACAAGGCGACAATGCTGCCTTATTTGATGTTGATCGAGGCACGTCTCAACAAGGCACTGCTCAATGTGACAACTCAATGTTTTAAATTCGACGTCTCCAACCTGCTGCGCACCGATATGACAACCCGAGTGGCGACCTACAACACAATGATCACAGCGGGCGTGATGTCACCAAACGAGGCACGCACTGAGCTCGGATATAACCCGAGAGACGGAGGCGATGAGTTTGTCACCCAGTCCAATAATTTACAGTTCGGAGAAGAGCCCGACGATCAACCACAGGAACAAGTTGATGACAGTTAAAAAAATGGTAATAGCATTTGACCACAAGTCATTTGCCCTCGATGAATCGGACGAGCGAAAGTTTTCAGGATATGCAAACACGTTCGACCATCAGGACCGTGCCGGGGACATTACCCAGCGCGGCGCATTCATTAAGTCCATCGCCAACCATCAGGCAGCCGGGACCAAAGTCAAAATGCTCGCTCACCATGACACCACTCGACCCATCGGGGTCTGGACGTCGATGCGCGAGGACGACAAGGGTCTCTATGTCGAGGGTCGTTTGACCAAAGGCGTGCGCGATGCTGATGAGGCCTATGCACTATTAAAAGACGGAGCACTCGATGCAATGTCAATCGGATACCGAGTTGTGCGCGAAGAGTACGACCGGAAATCCGGCGCAAATTTACTTCATGAAATAGACCTTCATGAAATATCTCTGGTAGCAATACCGGCAAACCAAGAGTCTGTCGTGACCGCCGTGAAATCGGACCACGACATTCGATCCCTAGAGAAGGTCCTGCGTGATGCAGGTGTCTCTCGAAAAGATGCCAAGGCCATTCTGGCCAAAGGTTTCTCCGGGATAGACGAGGCGCGTGATGCTCCAGAAATTGACTCAAAATCTACAGACGCCGAGGTTCAAGCCGAGCTCAAGCGGATGTTACAAATAATTAATGGGAAATAAAATGACCGACCAAATCGAAAACGTAATCGCTGAAGATGTGAGTCTGAAGCAAGTGGCAGATGCTTTGGAAGCAAAGACCGAGGCAACTGATGCTTTGATCGAATCAAAGGTATCAACTGAAGCACTCGACCAAGTCAAGGCCGACTCCGATGCTCAGATTAAATCTCTCAACGACAAAGTTGAGGCGCTCGAAGCAAAAGCCGATCGCCCAGCTCTTAAAACCTCCTCAATTAAGGAATCCAACACAATGGACAACAAAGATATGCTTGCAACTTTCGCTCGCAAAGGCGTCGAAGGACTTCGCGCAAAAGCTGCTGACGTACAAATCTCAGTAGACGCACAAGGTGGATTTGCTCTACCAACTGAAGTTGCTTCAAACATCATCCAGCTGCAGCACGAGAGCAGCCCAATCCGTGGCCTAGTTGGCGGCATTAGCACCTCAACTACTGACTACTCTCAGTTAGTATCAGTTGGCGGCTCAGCAAGTGGCTGGGTTGGCGAAACAAGTGCTCGCCCGAACACTGGCTCACCAGAGCTCAACAAGATCTCCGCAGTATTTGGAGAAGTATATGCAAGCCCTAAAGCCTATCAGCACGTCCTTGAAGATGCGTTCTTCAATGTCGAGTCGTGGTTGGCTGGAGAGGTTGCTCGTGAATTCTCTGAGCAAGAGAATGTTGCATTCTTGAACGGTAACGGCGTCAACAAGCCTGTCGGCATCTTGAATGGTCTGGACACTTCTGCTGCATACGTTGCAGGCGATGCTACTCGTGACTTTGGTAAGTATCAGGTTATCAAGTCAGGACAGGCGTCTTCTTTGGGTGCTACTTCTGACGCTGTGATCAACTTACTGCGCTCAGTAGTTTTGAACACCAAAACTGGCTATCTTGGCAACGCCAAGTGGATGATGAGCCGCGCTACTCACAACGTATTGGTCGATCTAAAGACCACCGACGGTGAATACTTCCTACAGCGTGACATCACTGAAGCTGCTGCTGGTCGCATTTTCGGATACGAGATTGTGATCAACGAAGATATGGCCGAAATCGGTGCTGGCAACATGCCTATCGTGTTTGGTGACTTCGCAGCTGGCTATCAGGTTGTGGACCGTGTTGGCGTTTCTATGCTTCGCGACCCATACAGCGCTCATGGTGCTATCAGCTTCTACACACGCAAGCGTGTTGGCTCAATGTTATTGAACACCGAAGCTCTGAAGGTAGTTGCAATCGCAGCTTAATTTTAGACGCTCAAAATTGGTCGGCCCTTCGGGGTCGGCCTCTTATTAATTAAAATAAACTAAGGAATATTTTATGTCATACGCACTAAAACTATTCACGGCTCCAAGCCTCACAGTGTCCTATGACTCTGATGTGACTCAGTTCGAGACCCGAGGGAACCGTACAGGAATTTTCCAAACTAACTGCAACAGTGGCGACACCGTCAAGTTGCAAGCAAGACTCAGCTCCGACTTCAACTGGATAGATGTACTCACTGTGTCAGACGCCGATGCGCAACAGGAAGTAGTCATGTCTCCAGAGTTTCGAGTCGTGGTAACTAATACAAGTGGTCTAGAAGTTCTAGCCGCTATGCACGTCTAGGAGACCCTCATGTCTATAGAAGTGAACAATACAGGCATGGTGCCTGAGCCTAACCCAACTAAGTCTGAAATTGATGCCTTGGGTATTTCAGCCGGAACACTGAACGGCTACACAATTTCGGTTGTTGCTGAAGTTCCAGCGACTCCTGTGGCTAACACAATTTATTTAGTGGAGGAGTAGTCATGTACACGACTTACCTAAATATCGCTGAATACGAATACGTTGAAATTGATGATAAAACAATAATATTTAAAGTTATGAAAGACGATGGAAGCGTAGAGGATGTTGAGGTGGACACTAGTGGTCCACGAGCACAGTTTGCTCTAGGGGGAACCTTTGAAGAACTCAACTCCGATGTACTTGGTAACTTATTATCCGCATTGGAGACTAAATAATGGCTATTTATTGGTGCGACCCCTACATTGAATCGCCGTCTGGCGGAGTTCACGGAACTACAGGTTCAGGCACGGCTGGATCATATTCTAATCCATACAGCATAGACAACCTACCAGAAAGCGGATACTCCAATGGTGATGAAATTCGATTAAAAGCCTTACCCACAAATCCTTGGATAACTGGACCTGCTTGGATAAGCGGCGTAACAGATTTAAAAACTTACGTTAATGGAAACTATGGTGTTTACTTCGACTCTGCCCCTGCTCAACATTCCTTTTTAAAGTACACCACCATAAAGGGCGATGAGCAATACGTTAATTGGGGCACGCACACCACCAACACTCTAGATGCTTTTGCCGGAGTCTGGAGGACTGGTGTTCCGTATGCAGATTTGACTCAACCGGCATATCAACTAGACCCTCAATATTACCTAAGTAATTTAGTTACTCCTAATAAGGCCGACCTATTAAAGGGTCCAAACTTTCTGCTAACGACGCTAACGGCAGGCTGGGTTTCTGAAACAACACGCGGTGGGGAAACAATTATTCACCGTGTAAACCCTACAGGGTATACCGAGAATTGGTTTGGAGCGTCTGCCATCTTTGGTAATAAAATGACCGTAGATGCTCCTGAGTTAACGATCTCACATTCAATGAATACTTCAAGCATGAGGATGTATATTTACGGAGAGACTGTTGAACTTCGCGACATCAATATGCGAAATACGTTTAGCTCCTCTAACAAAATGTATATTAAAACAGCCCTCACGTTTAAAGCAAATTGTCTTACCTCTGGAGGCTACATCTACCTGTACTCCCCCTATTATGACACGGCGGCTACTCAAGGCGTTAACAGAGACATCAAGCACTTGTTGCTGGGCTATTATTTTAAATATGAGAGGCAAGGAGATTCGGGACCTATCAATTTCAAGTTTAAAAACTTAGGGACATACTATTATGATCATAACAATACTCATACTGTACATCTCTCGTACTACGACGATTTTTGGTTGAACTGCCTATTTAAATCTGGCAGTGGAGTCCCCACAGAAATGGATGTAACTTCCTCAGTCAATATGGCTACCACCCCCGCTTTTCAAAAATCTGCCGTTTTGCTTGGACCTAAATTTGAATCTAATTTCAGTAGTTATAGAGATACTAAATCAACTATAAGTACCTATAATCAATACTTAGTATTAGGTGCCACGGTTGATGTATCAAAGGGTGATGTTTATTTCAGAGACTTAAACCAGTCTTCGAGTACTACTTTGGAAAATACGACAACGCACTTCGTCACTTCTCCAAATAATTACAATGAAAGTTTTAGGCAAAGCAAGTTCTGGGGAGTAGATAGAAACTCAGGCAGGCAAGTAGCATTCTGCCCCGTTATGAATCGCGATAAAGATATGATGCTAATGTACAACTCTACGGAGTATGGTGGCAAATTAGTCTATCACCTTATGCCTCACCAGTACGCTGGTTTCGATCGTGTTTACCTACCTATGCCTACAGGTGTCAGTGAGATCACATCTACCTCAAATTATCGTTTAAAGGTTACGTTAGGTGGGACTACAGTCGGATCTGTTAATGTCAAAGGGTATCTGGATGGTAATGGTACCAGTGATGACTGGAATTTATCGCCATTTAATGTATTTACAATAAATGCCAGTTCTGGTGGGTCAGGTACTGTGGTATACAGCGACTCAATTAGTGCGTCCGAAATTCACGGCGCACAGCAACTAACGCTAATACTTCAATTAGGGCAAATTTACGCAGGATCGAGCGACTCAGATTATGATGTTGCCAAGATCTGTATAGAGAGTATTGAGTTGGAGGCGGTCTAATGCACTTAAAACTCGGAACAGTATTGCCTTACCTAAAACTAGGCACTACGCAAGCAGGTGCGCCACCTACAACTACTCCAGTCGGGTTCCTCACTGCTAGTCTGAATAATACAAACTATTCGGTCTATGTAGCTAATGTCTCGGCAGTGCTCACTCGTATAGCCAGCGCACAGTAACGCTAAAGCCCTCTCCCTTCGGGGAGGGCCTCTTTCCAATCGAATAAACAACTATAACGGAGGCCACATGGCCCTTTTTGACAGCATTGCTGCGTCATTTGATGGCGTACAGACGACTTTCACATTGTCAGTCAATGGCGCGCCTCTATTAGTCCCAACCCCACGAGATTTGGATATATCAATCGGTGGAGTCGTGCAATATGAAATTACAGACTTCAGTATCTCTGGTAGTGAAATAACATTTAACAACGCGCCGCTTGCCGGAGATTTATTTCGTGGTGAGTATTTTGAGATCACTACCATTGTTGGTCCTGATGGCGCTCAAGGCGCAACAGGCCCGCAAGGTACTCAAGGCATCCAAGGTGAAATAGGTGCCGCTGGTCCACAAGGTACTCAAGGCATCCAAGGTGAAACCGGCAGCCAAGGCCCTCAAGGAGCTACAGGCGCTGCGGGAGTTACTGGGGATGATGGAGCCACAGGCACACAAGGTCCCCAAGGTTTACAAGGTGCCACAGGTCCACAAGGTGATGCTGGTGCTACAGGCACACAAGGTCCCCAAGGTTTACAAGGTGCCACAGGTCCCCAAGGTGCTATGGGCACAGCAGGAACTGACGGCAACGATGGCGCTATAGGTCTACAAGGTCCACAAGGTCCACAAGGCTCACAAGGTGCTGCTGGCGCAGCGGGCGCTAATGGCGACGACGGTGCACAAGGTCTACAAGGAAACACTGGACCACAAGGCGCTACAGGAGCTGCTGGCGACGATGGTGCTCAAGGTCCACAAGGAAACACTGGACCACAAGGACCACAAGGACCACAAGGTGCTGCAGGAGCTGATGGCGACGATGGTGCTCAAGGTCTACAAGGAAACACTGGACCACAAGGCGCTACAGGAGCTGATGGCAACGATGGTGCTCAAGGTCCACAAGGAAACATTGGTCCACAAGGTGCTACTGGCGCTACAGGAGCTGATGGCAACGATGGTGCTCAAGGTCCACAAGGAAACATTGGTCCACAAGGTGCTACTGGCGCTGCAGGATCTGACGGCAACGATGGTGCTACAGGTCCACAAGGAAACATTGGTCCACAAGGTGCTACTGGCGCTGCCGGATCTGATGGCAACGATGGCGCTACAGGTCCACAAGGTCCACAAGGAAACATTGGTCCACAAGGTGCTACTGGCGCTGCAGGATCTGACGGCAACGATGGCGCTACAGGTCCACAAGGCGCTACAGGCGCTGCAGGATCTGATGGCAACGATGGCGCTACAGGTCCCCAAGGTCCACAAGGCGCTACAGGCGCTGATGGCGACGATGGTGCACAAGGTCTACAAGGAAACACTGGACCACAAGGTCCGCAAGGTCCTCAAGGTGCTGCAGGAGCTAATGGCGACGACGGTGCACAAGGTCTACAAGGAAACACTGGACCACAAGGTCCGCAAGGTCCTCAAGGTGCTGCAGGAGCTAATGGCGACGACGGTGCACAAGGTCTACAAGGAAACACTGGACCACAAGGTCCTCAAGGTCCTCAAGGTGCTGCAGGAGCTGATGGCGACGACGGTGCTACAGGTTCGCAAGGTGCTACGGGCGCACAAGGCCCTCAAGGTGCTACGGGCGCACAAGGCCCTCAAGGTGCTACTGGCGCTGCTGGCGACGACGGTGCTACTGGATCACAAGGTCCCCAAGGTGCTACAGGCGCAGCAGGAACTGACGGCAACGATGGTGCTACTGGACCACAAGGTCTGAAAGGCGACACTGGTTCTACAGGTGCACAAGGTCCACAAGGTACTACAGGCGCTGCAGGAGCTGATGGTGATGATGGTGCTACTGGACCACAAGGCAACACAGGTGCTACTGGTCCACAAGGCAACACAGGTGCTCAAGGTCCACAAGGCAACACAGGTGCTGCTGGCGACGACGGTGCTACTGGCCCACAAGGTCCACAAGGTGCTACAGGCGCTGCTGGTGATGATGGTGCTACTGGCCCACAAGGTCTGAGAGGCTACACAGGACCACAAGGTGGTACAGGTCCAATAGGGCTAACAGGTAACACTGGAGCTATCGGTCCACAAGGTGGTACAGGTAACACGGGGCCTCAAGGTGCTACAGGCGCTGCGGGAACTGATGGCGATGATGGTGCTATTGGACCACAAGGTCCTACTGGCTCTACCGGGCCTCAAGGTCCGAGAGGTTACTTTGGATCTACGGGTCCAACAGGTCCAATAGGGCTAACAGGTAACACTGGCCCTCAAGGTGCTACAGGCGCTGCGGGAACTGATGGCGACGATGGTGCTATTGGACCACAAGGTGCTACAGGTCCAAGAGGGCTTACAGGTAACACTGGCCCTCAAGGTGCTACAGGCGCTGCGGGAACTGATGGCGATGATGGTGCTACTGGGCCACAAGGTGCTACTGGCTCTACAGGTCCACAAGGTCCGAGAGGCTACTTTGGATCTACGGGTCCAACAGGTCCTACAGGTGCTACAGGTCCAAGAGGGCTTACAGGTAACACTGGCCCTCAAGGTGCTACAGGCGCAGCAGGAACTGATGGCGATGATGGTGCTACTGGCCCACAAGGTGCCACAGGTCCAAGAGGGCTTACAGGTAACACTGGCCCTCAAGGTGCTACAGGCGCAGCAGGAACTAATGGCGACGACGGTGCTACTGGACCACAAGGTCCTACTGGCTCTACAGGGCCGCAAGGTCCGAGAGGCTACACCGGATCTACTGGATCACAAGGTGCTACAGGCGCAGCAGGAACTGATGGCGACGACGGTGCTACTGGACCACAAGGTCCTACTGGCTCTACAGGGCCTCAAGGTCCGAGAGGCTACTTTGGATCCACAGGTCCCGCAGGACCAACAGGTAACACTGGCCCTCAAGGTGCTACAGGCGCAGCAGGAACTGATGGCGATGATGGTGCTACTGGACCACAAGGAAATACTGGCTCTACAGGGCCTCAAGGTCCGAGAGGCTACTTTGGATCTACGGGTCCAACAGGTCCTACAGGTGCTACAGGTGCTACAGGTGCTACAGGTAACACTGGACCACAAGGTCCCGCTGGTGCCGACGGTGCCCTAAATGCTTTACCGCTTTCAGGTGGGACGGTGACTGGCACTGTTACTGCAAATAATTTTAGAATTGGTTCTGGCGGCGCAACCTTAAGTAAAGACCCCGGCAGCACTGCAGGTTCTCTCTATTTATCAATGGGCAGTTCGTCAGCTGGCTTTGCAGTTGCAGATGGGTACAGCCAGCGGTTCGGTGTCGGTGGGTCGTCTAACCCTGTAACACACGCTAACCAGCAGCTTGTTGTAAATCCTGGGACTTCAAACACCAGTGACGCCACTGCGACAATAATATCAAAGGGCAGTGTCAGCACCTCAACAGGCTATCATCCACAAAATTGGCATATAGCTTTTCAAAATGGTTCTGGCGTTGTAAAGGGCAAAATAACCAGCAGCCACTACTCGACTCAATACTCAACCAGTTCCGACTATCGCCTCAAGGAAGATGTGCAGCCTATCAGCAATGCAACAGAACGCCTGCTTGCTATAAACGCTGTTAACTTTAGGTGGGTTGATGGGCAACAGCGCAGTGATGGTTTTATTGCACACGAACTGCAAGAGCATCTTCCAGAAGCTGTTACAGGTGAGAAAGACGCCACAGAAGAAGTTACAGAAACAGTAACGGCTGAAGATGGAACAGAGAGCCAAGTGACCCGGACAGAAGACCTCCTTCAAGGAGTAGACCAGAGCAAGCTCGTACCGCTACTCGTCAAAACTGTTCAAGAGCTAGAGGCTCGCATAACTCAACTAGAAAATCTTTAGCAAGTATCTTGCAATGATTCCGAGGTAAAAATATGAAAGATGTTATGACTAAGCATCATAAAGATAAAATAATCGAACAACGGCAGCTTGTCAGAAAACCTGAGCTCGATAGGTTTGGCTATACGGCAATTGAAGAAAAACTGGGATGCACCAGCGTTGAGAGTTACGTCTCACACCCGGATTTTGCAACAGACCTCCCGCAATTTTCATCCAATCAAGGTCTTGTCGATGACACTGAGGCCGAAGAGATCAATTGAATCTTGCAAGTATTGTTCGGTAGCTAAGGTAACCAACGAAAGGACAAACAATGTCACAAGTTCAAATCAACAGGTCGGGTGTCGTCGGACACGTCCCGGCAACCCTGCTCTCAGGAGCTATGTTCTACAACTCAGCCGACGCGAAGTTGTACATCGGAGACGTCACAAATGCTCCGACATTAGTTAGTGACAACCCTCTCGTAATTGCGGCACAGATCACAACCCTGCAACAGGAATCCCGTGGGACAACCGTATCAGCTACAGAGCCCACTGACGCACTTGAAGGTGATTTGTGGTTTGACCTTGAAGCTCAACAGCTAAAATTCTATACAACGGAATGGGTTCAAGCCAACGCGGTCCCAGTTGTTGTATCTGGATCGCCAGCGACTTTCCCGGTCACGACGGATGAGTTTTTCAAACATATTGTCTACACAACAGGGGATCAAGGTGAGCTCAACATGGCAATCACCATGATTGAAGCCGCGACAAATTTTGCTGAGCAATACACCGGGCGAATGTTTATCACTCGGGCGATGACGCAGTTTTTTGATAGGTTTCCACAAACTAATGGAAACAAAAAGCAGCCACTTATTTTAGATGGTGGCGTCAGTCAATTTGTCACATCAATAACTTATATGGACAGCCATTTTTTGCCTGTCGTATTACCCTCTGAGAAATACAGAGTCCTCAAGCGCAATGGTCGAATCCACATTTACCCAGCAATGGGAACAGAGTGGCCTGTTGATGTTGCCAATGAGGTTGATGTCATCAATGTGAGTCATATCGTGGGGACAGCCTCCCCAGCAGTTCCGGCCCCCATCAAAATGGCGATTTTACTTATTGCAGCCAGTCTTTGGGAGAACCGGGAGAACGAGATTGTCGGAAGTAATATCAAAGCCCTCAAGCCAGTGATCGCTGCAAAAGATCTCCTTCACCCATACAAGTTGAGGTGATGACATGCGAGCTGGAAAATTAAACAACAAGGCCGAAATATTTATCCCAAACGCATTACCCAACCACTTTGGTGAAATTGAGAGTGGTGCAACTTCTCTTGGAGTATTTGCGTGCAGCGCAACAACTAAGCCTCGCAGAGAATACTCCACAGGCGAAACGGTAGTATCTAAAACAGAGTTTGATTTGCGGTTTAGATATTACGCAGCACTAGCCGCCCTCCCGAGATCAGCCTTTTTAGTTTTGAATGGTATGACTCTTGAAATCACTGCGGTGGCCAACGTCCAACTAAACAACCGCGAGATACAAATGGTCTGTGAGGAGCGCACATGATTGATCCACACTTTCGTAATCACCTTCTAACTGATGTTGATATTATCGCGGCCGTAGGGAACAACATTTACGCTTTGCGCCTCCCACAGGGTACTACAACAACCTCTATTGTTTTTGAAATTAGCGGAGGCCACCGTGCGCCGCAGACTGGGTCAATGGAAACAGTAATCCGGCACGATATTACTTTGCTTGTTTACAGCCCAAGTTACGAAACACTGCGCGAGCTCAGTGGCCACATTGATCAGCTCTTAAATGGCATGCACGGCCCAATGGGCACTTTCAGTGTAACCAGTGCCCAAATCACCTCAGCAATAAATACATATGAAGAAGAGCTCAAGCTCTATCGGAATATTATTAGTTTAACTATTTATACAAATTAAGGATTTAAAATATGGCTATTGCAACTCCATTCCACGGTCTAGCAACCGAGCTTCACATGCTGGCATTAACTTCAACTACTGCCGACAACACTACTAAGATTGCTGAAGTAGCTTCTATTGGTACCTTAGAGCTTTCTGCAAACATTATTGAGTACAACAAATTTGGCACAGACTACAAGCAAAAGCTGGTCGGCCAAAAAGACTCTGGAACTCTTTCGCTCACACTTAACTGGGTCTGCGGTGACGCAAGTCACACCGAGCTAAAGTCTGTATTTGATAGTGGCGACAAGCAGGTTTTCGCAGTCAAGTGGGTATCAGGCAGCGAAGACGCTCAAGCAACGTTTTCAGGTTATGTCTCAGGCTATTCAATTGAGACACCTGTCGAAGACGTTGTAACTGCAAATGTTGAAATTGCCATTGATGGCGCTGTCGCATTTACGCTTGCTTAAGTAGTACCTCAGACGGCTCCCGCTTAGGGAGTCGTCTCTTATTTTATTTGGAGACAAAAATGTTAGATAGAAAAAGTATTTTTAAAGCTGTAGACCTTGATATTAAAAAAGTACCAGTCCCTGAGTGGGGGGGTGACGTGTACGTGCGAGGCCTAACGGCTCGAGAGCGGGATCATTTTGAAATGTCAATTGGCGCAGCGGCCAACCTAGAAAACTTGCGAGCTCGACTTGTAGTGTTAACCCTATGTACAGACGACGGTGAGCGCTTATTTAAAGATAGCGATGCTATTGAATTAGGCAAAAAAAATGCACAGGTTATGAATCGCCTATTTGACGTTGCTCGACAAATGTCAGGAATGTCTGACCAGGATGTCGAGGAGCTCGAGGGAAACTAAGAAGAGATCCGATCCGCAGGTTTAAGTTCAGGCTTGCGGGTCACCTTGGTTGCACAGTACGAGAATTAGAAAACCGTATAAGCAGCCTTGAGTTGGCCGAATGGATGGCGTATAGCACCCTGGAACCATTCGGGGAAAATCGCGCCGACTATCGGGCAGGTCTCATTGCCTCGGCCGTTGCAAACAGCAGCGGGAACTACAAAAAAGCATTACTCCCTACAGACTTCATAGCAATTTATCAGCAGCCACGCGAGATCTCTATGATCGATCGCCGCAAAAAGCAGCAGGCCGAAATGGCTATATTCAAATCATTAGCGGAGCAAAGCAATGGCCAATAAAGACTATGTAAAAATAAAGGTTAGCGGACTTAGCGAACTCAATGAAAAGCTACTAATGCTTGATCGTGACATCCGAGGTAAGGCGGCACGCCAGGCAGCAAAGCAAGCGCTTACGCCAAACTTCCAAGAAATCAAGCGGAATGCTCCGGAGTTGTCTGGAGGTCTTAAGGCGTCGGTGCGCTGGTCAAGTACCTCCGCGCCTGCCCGCCTTGAGAAGCTTGGCAAAAATGCATTTATGGTCACATCAATCAATGTGGGCTACGGCAAAAGAAATCGCGAACGAGGTGGCTACCAAGCCCTACAAATAGAGTATGGACAAAATGATCGCGGTGTTAAGGCTCGCCCATTTATACGTCCGGCAATTCGCGGCAAAGAAAAACCCGTGTTTATGCGATTCCGCAGAACCCTACGCCAATCAATTGAAAAGTTTGCCAAGACACAGAGCAGGCGAAACAAAAGGAAATAATTATGTCTACATTAGCACGACTAAGTGTTGACTTGGTCGCGAACTCTGCTGGCTACAGAAAAGAGCTTGATAAAGCTGGTAAGGCGACAGCCCGATTTAAAAGAAGGGCAGCAAAGCAGTTTAAGGAAATTACAAAGGCGGTAGGCCTTATGGCGGGTGCTATGGCACTTGCTGGTGGTGGCGCAATGATTGCGCTCGCTGACCAAATGCAAAATTTAAAAAACAGGATGTTTGCACTTACAAAAGACACCCGCAAAACAGCTATAGCAATGCGAGACATCGCGACTATTGCGAGAGTTACGCGCAGCGACATCGCAGCCACAGGTGATGTCTATACTAAAATGGCTATTGCAACCGCAGATCTGGGCATTAACCAGGAAGAGCTGGCAAAAGCAACTGCAGCCGTTAACAACACATTCTTGTTGTCTGGTGCAAGCACTATGGAAGCTGCTAACTCCGCAAGGCAGTTGGCGCAGGGTTTAGCTGCCGGTAAATTAAACGGCGATGAGCTTCGTTCTGTTATGGAAAACAACGCCGTGTTAGCTGGCGAGTTGGCGAAAGGCTTCAACGTTACACGTGGTGAACTGAAGCAAATGGGTGCAGATGGTAAGCTCACAGCTGCTAAGATTATGCCTATTCTTATTGCAGCCTTTGATAGTACGAGCAAATCCGTATCAACGATGGAACTTACAGTAAGCCAAGCAGCAATGACTGTAAAGAACAGCTTTACAGAAATGGCAGTTAGTGCTGATGAGTCTTTTGGTTTTACAAAAACGCTGGCAACTAGTCTCGACTTTTTGGGTAAAAACCTTGAAGTCTTTGCAACGCAGTTTATTTATACCATTGCAATACCGGCAATCGTAGCGCTTGGTATTGCCATTAAGTCACTGACAGTAATCATCATAGCTAACCCAATTGGTGCCGCCCTAACAGCGCTAGTAATTGTATTTGGCTACGTAGCGCGCAAAATCCATGAAAATTGGGGCGCAGTACAAAACTTCCTTTTAAAAAGTTTCACTGTAAGTATCCCCAACGCGATTGATCATATTGGCATTGCAGTGCAGAACCTACAGCTATTCATGGAAGAAGGTTTTAATATGATGCTGATTACAGTGTCAGACTTTGTCAATGACGCAATTGACCTATGGAACAAGGCTGCGGATCGCTTTGACTTCCTGGACCGCATTGAGCCAATCACTCTTCAAGTTGATGTTGAAAAAACTAAAAGCAATATTGATCGACTTAAAGCCGCCATCCTGGAACGCACTGCTGGCTTTAAGCCACTAGAAGATGCGCTGGGGATTACGTCTTCGGACTCAGGTCCGGGCAACCCGGTAAATCCAGATGGTTCGCCAGACTTTGGTGAAGCGGGCGTTGATCCGGCGGGCACAACGCCTTCAGGATTGAGCACTGAAAAAATGGCTGAAATGACGCTTGCCGCAGAAACTATGCGGGGTGCCTTTGAGGACATGGCCAAGCCTATTTCTAATGTGTTTACTAACATGATTAAAGGCGTCACTTCTTTAAAGGATGGCTTGAAAAGCATTGCATCATTAATCCTGGACAAGGTTATTGGCTCGTTTGTAGAAATGGGTGTGAACTGGGTCCTCCAGCAAACGCTTATGAAGGCTATGGAAGTCGCAGGCATTGCAACCAGTGTTGCTGCGTCGGTTGCTGCGGGTACGACTATGGCTGCAGCCTATGCACCTGCTGCTGCAATGGCATCGCTTGCGTCCTTTGGTGCAAACTCAGCACCTGCATCAGCAGGGATCATCGCCACGACAGCAGTCGCAAAAGTTGCAGCACTGACCGGTCAGGCTCACGATGGTATAGATAGTGTGCCCCGGGAAGGGACCTACTTGCTTGATAAAGGCGAGCGGGTTGTTGACAGCAGGCTAAACGGTGATCTGAAGCAGTTCCTTGGCAACGCCAACCAGAGCCAGGTCACTAATAACCCAACCCTCAACTTCAATGTAAGCGGCTCAGATGCTGAGAACGTCGAAGCAATGCTGCGAAACAACCGTGGCCAGTTTGAGGGAATGATTAGGGAAATCTACAACGAATCGGCGCAAAACAGCCCGTTTTAGGCCTCAAAAAGCCAAATAGCTCCACAGAGACCCCATGTCACACAAAGCACCTGACCTATATAAACATCAGGGCATAGGCTGCTGTGTGTGACACGGGCCAATCTGTGAGCCTTTATTTTTAAAAAAGGAGCATTTTAATGCCAACACCGCTACTACCAGTCAGCCCCGAGCCTGCCTCCTTTAAAATTACATCAAAGGTAAACACTCTAAAGTCTGAGTCGTTGTCAGGCAAAATTCTTACTCGGAAAATCGGCGGCCAAAGATTCGAGGCTACGCTGGTTTACCCGCCTATGACTCGCACAGAGTTCTCAACGATTCATGCTTTTCTTATGGAGCAAGCCGGGATGTCTGGCGTGTTCTTTATTAAAATACCAGTATTCGGAACATCTTCCACAGGCGTTGGCGAATACTACAACTACACCAACAGCACAAAACTGTATATGCGTAAAACAAACGGCGGGGACTACCCTTTAAAACTAGGTGGTGGTTCTGCTGTAACCAACAACGTATATATGCGCGTGAGTTTAAAAAGCGACATCCAGTCGATCGAATATAGCCGAGACGGTCTGGTCCGTTTTGAAATTGATGTGATGGAGAGACTCTGATGCAGACTTTCTCGACAGCGTTTCTCAACGCGCTCAATTCCGATCATTTTGAATATGCCTATCTGGTGGACTTGCCAGTGGGGCAGCGCTACACAAACCACGGCTCTGACCTTACCGTCGGTGGCGACACCTATCTCACAAATGGTCTGCTGGTGAAATTCGCAAACATCGACCAAACCCAAGAGCTAAATCTTGCGACCTACACGCTCGAGCTCAGTAACGTCACAAACACACTGGCGAAGGCCTACGCTGCTGGAAGCTACCGGGGGCTGCCCGCTGTAATCAAGTTGGTGTTACTGATTGACGATGTGATTCAAGGTGATCCTATTATCCTATACAAGGGCAGTCTCGATAGCTTTAGTGTTCGAGAAAACGGTTCAAATTCAAATCTCACTGTAAAGCTGACAAGCCACTGGGCCAGTTTCAACCAAATGTCCGGGAGGTACAGCTCAAACAAATTACAGCAGGACCTCCACCCGGGGGACGACTTTTTTAAATATGCCCACGACGAAATGAGCAACATCGCATGGGGTAAACGGTAAGGACTAAACAATGGTTATTGGATGGGTTATTGCGGCAGTAGTAGCTGTCGTCGTCGGCGCAGCGCAGCTGATGAAAAACATGCAGCAAAAGATGAAGGACAAACAGGCTGGCATGATGCTCAGCAAAAGTGGTGGCTCTAACCCGATCAAAATGATTTACGGAAAGAGGCGAATTTCGACAGACAATGCTTGGAAAGCCGTGTCCAGATACGCAATGCCACAAACTAGCGGCTGGGACAGCGCCTACATATCGCCAAGAGAGAGCACCGCAAACACCAAAAATCACAGTGACTATTTGCACAGATTGGATGTGTGGTGTCAGGGCCCGGTGCACTCAATTGGCAACTATAAAATCGACAAGGACAAAACAGGGCACGCTCGGTTTTCAAATGGTAGTAAGGCATGGGCGAGAATTCTTACAAAGCACGGGAACCCAAATCAAACGATGTTCTCGGCGCTTCGGTCCAATCATGGGGCTATCACTTCAAGCATGAAAGCGCAGGACCTTGCGTGGTCATGGTGTCGGTTTTATTACAAGCCTGATGACCCAGAGTTTCAAGGTGAGCCCAACATTACTGCTGAGATTCAGGGACTCAAGGTGTGGGACCCTCGCACGCACCTCAACAGCCCAACAGTTAAAGCATGGTCAGATAACCCGGCGCTGTGTCTGCTGGACTACTTACTGGCAGATTATGGTCGAGCGCTTTCAGTAAACGATGTTGATATACCCAGTTTCATTGCTGCAGCCAACTCCTGCGACACTATGGTTGACCTACCAGACGAGCCGACCGCGCAAGAGTCGATAAGCTTTTACGACCCTGAGACAGGGACAATGATTTCTATTCCGGTCGGTGGGTTTTTCCCCGGATACCGAAATGGGCAGCCTGCAAACTCACGCAAGCGCTACACCACAAATATTGTCCTTGAGTCTGACAATTCAACCATCGACAACTGCCAAGAACTACTCAAAACAATGAAAGGCTCGCTGCCTTTTATTAATGGTAAATATCGGTTGATGATGGAAGAAGAGGGCATCTCTGTCATGTCTTTCAGCAATGACAACATCATCGGCGGTGTCAATCTAGGCTGGGCAGACAGATCTAAACGGTTAAACCGGGCGACAATAAAGTTCCCTAATGAAAACAAAGGCTACCAAGACGACACAGTTAGTTGGCCCGCAGCAGGCAGCGCACTTCATCAGGCCTATGTTTCTGCAGACAACGACGACGAGTTGCACAGTGAATTTGAGTTGATTGGTGTCACTGACATGTATCAGGCACGAGACATGGCTGAATTTGCAGTGAGGGACTCACGCAGTCAGGAATACATAACTTTCAAAACGCAGCCACAGGCAATGGCGCTAGATGTTGGGGACGTCATAACGGTCTCAAATGACGCGCTAGATATTGTCAACAAACTCTATCGGGTCCGCGAGACCTCAATGAATGCAGACCTTACTGTCACGGTAAAGGGCCAAATCTATGATGCAACCATTTATCCCTGGAGCGTTGGGGATGAGGATGCGGAGGCTGCTGCGCTAAATATGACGCCTAGTCTATTTGATCAACCAGCTGCGATGGTAAATGTTGCTGCAACAACAGCTACGCGACTCAATGATGACGGTACAGCACACACCGATGCCACGGTGACATGGGATGAGCTGCCGACAGGCACCTCCGCTGTTGAATGTATTGAGGTTGGTTACAAGCTAAATGCTGAGAGCGTCTACACATGGGCGATTCTGCCAGCCGATACGGAAAGCCATACCATCACGGGGCTTCAAGACGTGCAGCTGTACAACATTGCTGTGAGGTATCGGAATACAGTGGGTAAGTTCTCAGCCGTAGTTGTAGTGAATATTGGCACGCTAACAGCTGGGACTAATCTTGACGCAGCAGCTGTAGCCGCACAGGCCGCAGCGGACGCAGCAGCGCTTGAAGCAGCACAAGCTCTTACCGATGCCGCAGCTGCAGCTGCAGCTGTCGCCGCGCTCGACTTTTCCTCGTATCTCGAAGCCGATGATCTTCCGGATCTATCAGACTACATCACGACAGCTGAGGGAGCGGCGCTTCAGTCAGCCGCCGAAACCTATGCAGCCGGTCTAACAACAAACCTACAGACCGCTGCTCAAGTCACCGCAGCAATTGAAGCTGATGAGACTGTCATTGATGGGGCACGGATTACCACCGGGACCATTGATGCTGCACGGGTTTCAATCTCAGGGATCAACATCTCAGAGCTGAATAACGACAGCCTGTACGCTACTGGGACCGAGGTGTCGGATGCAGTTGAGGCAATTGACCTGTCGGACTATGTGGCAAACGCAGATCTGGCAGGCTATGTGACAACGGCTCAGGGCGCTGCACTGCAGGCCGCTGCTGAATTATATGCCGATGGTCTCACGACAAACCTGCAAACAGCCGCGCAAGTATCTGCAGCAATTGAAGCCGACACGACTGTCATTGATGGGGCAAGGATTACCACTGGCACCATCGCCGCTGGTCGTATTAGCATTTCGGGGCTTAACGCCTCTGACCTCAACAACGATGCGTTTGCGTCGCCGAGTGACATCCCGGATGTTTCAGACTTTGCTACTACTGCAGAGCTGACGGCTGCCCAAACAGCAGCTGAAACAGCGGCAGCGGCATACGCCGACCTACAAGTGTCAGGCCTTGCTACTACTGCAGAGCTGACGGCTGCCCAAACAGCAGCTGAAACAGCAGCAGCAGCATACGCCGATTTGTTATTTGCAAGTGCTCCAACAGACACTGACATCACAAACGCGGTCAATGCGGTAGAAACTGCACTGGAAGCCTACGCCGACGGCTTAGTGGAGGATCTAGCAACTGGGGCCGAACTTACAGCCGCTCAAGAAGCTATGGAAACCTACGCCGACGGATTAGTCACTGGACTACAAACTGCTGCGCAAGTATCTGCAGCAATTGCAGCCGACACGACTGTCATTGATGGCGCTCGGATTACGACTGGCACCATTAACGCGGCCCGAATAAGCCTCTCGGGTTTTAACCTATCGGACCTCAATAACGACGGCTTTGCGTTGTCAACTGACATCCCAGACATTTCCAATCTGCAAACAGCCGCCCAAGTTACTGCAGCCATTCAGACTGATACAACATCAATCCAAGGGTCACGAATCGTTACAGGCAGCCTATCAGCCGGAACTATCTCAGGCGGGACGTTAGACTTTACAAATGTAAACGCTGACAACCTGTATGTGAGTTCAATCAGTGGTGACATCAACACACTGGTGCCCTTTAAAAAACAAACAACTCAGACGATTCCATATCTCACAGCATCGACGAGTTTTACTATTTTTGAAGGAACTATTCCGGCATCCGGGAGCTCAGACATAAAGCGAAAGCCATATATTTCAGCGACAGGCTGGGGTGTCTTTGAAAACGACGACGTTTATAAACTTGAGTTGTTTATGAAAGTAAACGACCCTTCGCCGTCAGCTACTTCACTCGGCATTATCTCGAGCCCAACGCTAAGTAGTGCGACTGGCTATATGCCCGCAATGGGTTCGGTACAAGTACCCGGTCAGGTTTATGTCCAGTCCGGGACAGTGTTGCAGGATCAGTATTATAGCAATATAAGAACGCTCGGGAGTGTGTGGTATTCCTTTTATAATAGTAGTACGAATAAAACAACCATAAGCTATGTCAGAGACCCAGTTTCAGGCACTGGT